GCCGGCTGAACACGAAGGGTCAGGCGGTGGTGTCGCGCTCGAAGACCGGGCGCGGCAAGGTCACCGCGCCGATCTTCCTGCTGGTCCCGCAGGTCAAGCTGCCGAAGCGGCTGGACCTCGCACGGGACGCGGATCGTGCGTTGGACGGTGTGCCGGGGCTGATCGTGGCGAATTGGGTGGAGGGAAGGGTCTGAACGAACCGGAAAATCACTACCAGCTCGATTGGAGCTTGGTGATGTCTACGCCCGCATCCTCCAACCGCTGCTTGGCAGCGTTTTGCACTCCTAAATCAAAAGCTCCGCTGTGTTTCAGGACGAGAGCCTCACCTGTCAGTTCGGGGAGACCTCGTTCGATCAACATGTTGAAGCCATCCGTGGGAGCTTTGCTCGTGGCAAAGTCTATCAGCGTCTGCTTTACCCCCACTCGGCCAATCTTCTGCCGAGTTCTGGACAGGCGAACGGTTTTTCCGCGCTCATCCCGAAGGACCTCCTCGAAGGCGTGAATCGTCATCCAGAAATCATGTTCAATGCTACCCGGTGCCTGTTCGGGGAGGATCTCGATCAAGCGTCTGAATGCCGCATCTGCGACAACGGTGACTCCCTTCTTCTGAGCGTTCTCCCGAAAGCGTCGCAGCTGATCGGCGTCTGTCGAAGCTCCGATCGATGCAAGAATTTTTGTATGATCGCTCATCGCTCAAACCTCCTGCGTGTTTGCGAGAACAGGCGTGCGAGCCGCCGAACTCTGAAGCAACGTGTAGCTCTTGATTGGCTCGCCCTTGACGAACGCGCGCCGTGGCTTCCCCGCGTCGTCCAGCAACGGCTGGGCACTGATCGCGTTCTTGATGTACCAGCCGAGATACATATTGAGCGGGGTCTTCTTTGTCGCGCCGTCGGTATATGCGTCAGCCTCAATGACTTGCTCGTACAGATGGCGTGTCTTCGCGTCGGACATGAGCTCGCGGAAAACCGTTAGCGTGAAGTGTTCATCGAAGCGCCCGGCGTCGAATACCTCACGCGCTTTGCGCTGCGCGGCGTTGTAAAGCGTTTCCATGTTGTCGAGCTCCTTTTGCCTTTCCGGCGGAAGATGCTCGTACACAGCACGTTCGAGAGCGCGCTGCATGAAAGCCGACGGATCCAGACCGGCATCGGCCGACAGCTTCTGAACCAGGTCAAATACGTCGGTCTTCAGACGAAATGAAACGCGTGTCGTGTTTTCGGTAGCCATTGCTTCCCTCACAAGGTGCAGACACTTGTGAAGATAGGCTGGCCAGGTGATGCTGTCAACAAGGTGCAGACACGTGTGAAAGTTGTATGGAATGCCCAGCCCCCGCGAAACCATCCTCTCCGCGCTGCACGCGCGGCTCTCGGCGCTGCCCGCCACCGCCCTCCGCGGCGAGGTGCAGCCAGAGCGCGTGCCGGCCGAGGGATTGCTGATCCTGCGTGATGGCGAGCCGGGTGAGCCGGACGTCACGCTGTCGCCGCTCGCTTACCACTACCAGCACCGCGCCGAGATCGAGGCGGTGGTCCAAGGCGCGGCGCGTGATGCCGCGTTCGACACGCTGACCGCCAGCATCGGAGCCATGCTTGCCGCCGACCGCACGCTCGGCGGACTCTGCGACTGGGTCGAGGCGGAAGCGCCACGGCCCGTCGATCTGCCGGTCGAGGGCGCGGCCAGTCTGAAAGCGGCTATCATCCCGGTGATGCTGCACTATTCGACATCCGATCCACTGGCGTGAACCTGCGGCCAGCCTGAAGGCCGCGTTCGGCGGGACGACAGTCCACTGGACTGTCGTCTGATCCGCCTCACTCCCGGTCGTGCTGCACTATTCCACGGCCGACCCGCTGGCCTGACCCCGACAACCCGAGGAGAACACCATGGCACGAGCCCAGGGGGCGCGGGCGCTGATGGCGCTTGCGTTCGAAACGACCTATGGAACGCCGCCCGTGGGCGGCTTCACCCGCATGCCCTTCGCCAGCACCTCGCTGGGGGCGGAGCAGCCGCTGCTGAATTCGGAGCTGCTGGGCTATGGCCGCGATCCGCTGGCGCCGATCAAGGACGCGGTGACGGCCGATGGCGATGTCGTGGTGCCGCTCGACGCGGAGGCCTTCGGCTTCTGGCTGAAGGCGGCGTTCGGAGTGCCGACCACGACCGGCACCGGTCCCTGGACGCACGAGTTCCAGTCGGGGTCCTGGACGCTGCCCTCGATGTCGATCGAGACCGGCATGCCGGAGGTGCCGCGCTACGCGATGTACTCCGGCTGCGTGCTCGACCAGCTGACCTGGCAGATGCAGCGCTCGGGCCTGCTGACGGCAACGGCGCGGCTGGTTGCGCAGGGCGAGACGGTGGGCGCGACAACCAGCGCGTTCGGCGCACCCGCCTCACCACCGGCCGCGCTGGAGCTGAAGCGCTTCGGCCATTTCAACGGGGCGATCACCCGGAATGGGACTGCCCTCGGCAACGTGGTCTCGGCCGAGATCACCTATGCCAACAATCTCGACCGGATCGAGACCATTCGCTCGGACGGGCGCATCGACGGTGCGGACCCAAGCATCGCGGCGCTCACCGGCCGGATCGAGGTGCGGTTCGCCGACCAGACGCTGGTGACGCAGGCGATCAACGGCGAGGCCTGCGAGATGGAATTCGCCTACGTCCTGCCCTCGGGCGAGAGCTTCACCTTCACCGTGCACGCCGTCTACCTGCCGCGCCCGCGGATCGAGATCTCCGGGCCGCAGGGCGTGCAGGCCACCTTCGACTGGCAGGCCGCCCGCGACAGCATCGTCGGTCGGATGTGCACGGCAACCCTGATCAACGACATAGAGGTGTACTGATGCTCACGCTCGACCTGACCAACGCGCCCTGCTGGCATGATCTCGCGCCCGGCGTCCGGGTGCAGCTGCGCCCGCTGACCACCGCGCTGATGGTGGCGACGCGCAGCGACCCGGCCGTCGAGGCAGTTCCCGAGGAGGCCTCTGACGAGGAGCGCGCCGTCGCCTTCGCCAAGGCGCTCGCGCGCCGCGCGGTTCTCGCCTGGGAGGGCATCGGCGATGCCGATGGCAACGCGATCGACCCGAGCCCGGAAGCCATCGACGCGCTGCTCGACATCTGGCCGATCTTCGAGGCTTTCCAGCTGACCTACGTCTCGAAGGGCCTGTTGCTGGAACAGGAAAAAAACGCCTCCGCGCTCTCGCCGAATGGTCCTTCGGCGGGGGCGACCGATACTGCGAAGCCTGCGCGCAAGCGTGCGAAGACTGCCCGGCGCGGCTGAATCGTCCGGAAACGCCGGAGGGCTGGCAGGTCTGGGACCTGGTCGGCCGACTCGGCGGCCAACTGCGCGTCCTGCCCGGCGCCGTGATCGGCTGGGACATGTCGGCAGCGCTGGCGCTTGGCGACGCCCTCGGCGTGCCGCCGCTCGCCATGGCCGAACTGCTGCCCGTCGTCGAGGCGGTGATGGTCCGGAAGCTGAACGAGGAGCTGAGCGCGAATGGTGGCCCGGGGGTCAGGCCTTGATCTTCTCGATCAGCGTGACGCCGGGCAGCCCCTCGAAATGCGCGTCGCAGGTCAGGAGCGTCGCGCCCTGCGCGCGGGCGGTTGCGAAGATGATGGCGTCGGCGGTGGCGAGCTTGTGCTCCCGGCACGCTTCCGCCGCCGCCAGCGCGATCTCGGTGTCGAGCGGCACCACATGGCAGACCTGCGTGAAGGCGATCACCTGATCCGCCTTGTCCTCGCCGACCTCGCGGGTCAGCCATTTCGCCAGCTCCAGCTGGACCATGGTCGGTACGAGCCACTCGGCCTGTTCGGGCAGATGTTCGGACAGCTTCTCGCCGGTCGGCGAGCCGATGAGCCACTCGATCCACGCCGACGTGTCGACGAGGATCATCAGAACCGGTCCGTCCGGTCGCGATAATCGGTGGCGGACGCGCCGCGCGCGAGCCCCTTCAGCGCCTCCCGCTTGGGCACCGGCACCAGCAGGACGCCCGTGCCTTTCGGGATGAAGGCAAAGGTCAGCCCGGCCTCCCAGTGCTGGGCGGCCCGGATCGCCTTGGGGATCGAGATCTGGAACTTCGAAGACAGGGTCGCGGTCTCGGCCATGTTCATACCTTCGTTTGATCGATAGCGTAAACGTAAGACGCCTATATGGCGAAAGCAAGGAGTCTGACCGATGGCCGAAAAACGGGTCAGCGTCCGCCTCGCGGCGGTGGGCGGACGGCAGGTGCGCGCCGAGCTGGAAGGCGTGGGTGAGGCCGGGTCGCGAGGCTTCGGACGGCTCAGCCGGGAGATGGAGGCGGCGAACGCCCGGCTGGCGGCCTTCTCGCGGCGGGTCCGGGTCGCGGCGGCCGCCGCCGTGGCAGCCGCTGCCGCCGCTGGTGTGGCGATGATCCGCTCGGGCCTGCAGACAGTCGATGCGCAGGCCAAGCTGGCTCAATCCCTCGGCACCACCGTCGCCTCGATCCAGACGCTGGAGCGGGCGGGCGAACTCGCTGGCGTGTCGATGTCCGGCATCGAGCAGGCGACGAAGGATCTGACGCGCCGTCTCAGCCAGGCGGCCGCCGGGACCGGCCCGGCTGCCGACGCGCTCGACCGGCTGGGCCTTTCCGCCAATGAGCTGATCGCTCTGCCGCTGGACCAGCGGGTCGGCGCCATCAACGCTGCCATCGAGGAGTTCGTGCCGGTTGCCGAACGTGCGGCGGTCGCGGGCCAGCTCTTCGGCGAAGAAGGCTCCATCGCCATGTCGCGGATCGACACCGCGACGCTGCGCCAGGCGACCGAGGACGTGCGCGCCTTCGGGGTTGTCGTCTCGGAGCAGGATGCCGACCAGATCGAGCGGACGAACGATGCGATCTCCCAGCTCGGGCTCATCTGGCGCGGGCTCTCGAACCAGCTGGCCGTGGCCGCGGCCCCTGCGCTGGAAACCGTCGCCGACGCCATGGCGGCGGTGGCGAGCCGCACCGGGCCGCTCGGCATCGCAATTCGCGGCCTCTTCGACAACATCGGTCGCCTGACCACCTACGCCGCCACCTTCGTAGCCTTCCTCGCGGGCCGCTGGGTGGCCGGCATGGCCGCCGCCGCGCTCTCCGTCCGAGGTCTCGCCACAGCGCTCGTCGTCCTGCGCGGGGCGCTGATCCGTACCGGTATCGGGGCGCTGATCGTCGGTGCGGGCGAGCTCGTCTAGGCCGACACGGGCCAGCGCGTGCTGATGCGACGCGGCGCCATCGGCCAGATCCGGCGCGGGCGGCTCGCCTTTGTGGCCGAGGTGCGGTCGCTCGCCCATGTGCTCGGCCAGACGGTCGGGCGGACCTTCCAGGCGACCTGCGATGCCGCGCTTGGCGATGCGCGCTGCGGCGTCGAGCTGGAGGCTACAGCCTTCAAGGGAACCGGCGCCGTCATCGATCTCCTGCGCGACCGGGCCTTCACCGCCTCGGGGCTCGGCGGGTTCGCCTCCGGCTGGTTCACCTTCGGCACGCTCACATGGACGAGCGGCGCAAACGCGGGGCGGCGGACGGAGGTGCTCGGCCATGACGTGGCGGACGGCGTGGCGATCCTGACCCTGCTCGAAACGCCGGTGCGCGCAATCGCGGAGGGCGACGGCTTCACCATCCGCGCGGGCTGCGACAAGCGCATGGAGACCTGCGGGGCCAAGTTCGCGAACATCGCCAACTTCAGGGGCTTCCCGCATATCCCCGGCCAGGACGCCGTGCTTCGCTACGCCACCAAGGATGGCGGCCACGAGGGAGGCGTGCTGTGACGCAACCTCTCGCATCGGCCGATCCCGCGCGCGTCATCACCATCGCGCGGTCATGGCTCGGCACGCCATACCACGACCAGGCCAGCCTCAATGGCGTCGGCTGCGACTGCCTCGGGCTCGCCCGGGGCGTCTGGCGCGAAGTCGTTGGGCCAGAGCCGTTCCCGATCCCGCCCTACAGCCGCGACTGGGGCGAGACCGGCCCGCGCGAAGTTCTGGCCGACGGTGCGCGCGCCATGATGATCGAGGTGTCGCCCGCCGAGGCCGGCCCCGGCGCGCTGGTCCTGTTCCGGATGAAGCCCCGCGCCATCGCCAAGCATGTCGGGATCCTGACCGGTCCCGACAGCTTCCTCCACGCCTATGAGCGGCTCGGCGTGGTCGAGGAACCGCTCACCCGATCCTGGCGGCGGCGCATCGCCTTCGCCTTCCTGTTCCCTGACGAGGTCTGACCCTTGGCAACGCTTGTTCTCGGCGCGGCCGGCGCCGCCATCGGCGGGTCGATCGGCGGCGCGATCCTCGGCGTGAGCGCCGCGACCATCGGTGGCTTCGTCGGCTCGACCATCGGCTCGGTGGTCGACAGCTGGATCGTGTCCTCGCTCGCGCCGACCCAGCGGATCGAAGGCCCGCGGCTCGACAGTCTGCGGATCACCGCCTCGACCGAAGGCGCCGTCATCCCGCGCGTCTATGGGCGCATGCGCATGGGCGGCAACGTGATCTGGGCGACCGACTTCCGCGAGGAGACGAAGACCACGACGCAGGGCGGCGGCAAGGGCGGCGGCGGCAAGGTCAAGACCACCGAGTATCTCTACTACGCGAGCTTCGCGGTCGCGCTCTGCGAAGGGCCGATCACCGGGATCGGGCGCATCTGGGCCGACGGCAAGCTCCTCGACACCGGCGGGATCACCTGGCGTTGGTATCCGGGCGACGAGGCGCAGACCGCCGACCCCTTCATCGCCGCGAAGATGGGTGCAGCGAACACGCCCGCCTATCGCGGCACCGCCTATGTGGTCTTCGAGGAACTGGCGCTCTCGACCTACGGCAACCGCCTGCCGCAGCTCTCCTTCGAGGTGTTCCGGCCGCTCGCCGATCCCGACACCGCCGAGGGGCTGACCCGCGCCGTCACCATGATCCCGGCCTCGGGCGAGTTCACCTACGCAACGCAGGCGATCCGCAAGACCGATGGCGGCGCGACGGTGCCGGAGAACCTGAACGCGCTGGCCGACTCCACCGACATGGTCGAAGCGCTGGACCGGCTGCAGGCGATGGCCCCGGCGGTCGAGAGCGTCAGCCTTGTCGTGGCGTGGTTCGGCGACGACCTGCGGGCAGGCTCCTGCAAGGTGCGGCCGGGCGTCGAGGTCTCGGCCAAATCGACCACGCCCGCCAGCTGGTCGGTGAATGGCGTCAGCCGCGCCAATGCCTTCCTGGTCAGCCGCGACGAAGAGGACCGCCCCGTCTATGGCGGCACGCCATCCGACTTCGCGGTGGTGCAGGCGATCCAGGAGATGAAGGCGCGCGGGCTGCGCGTCACCTTCTACCCGTTCATCCTGATGGACGTGCCGCCCGGCAACAGCCTACCGAACCCGTATTCCGACAACGCCGCCGAGACCGGACAACCCGCGTTCCCCTGGCGGGGACGAATCACCTGTTCCCCGGCTGCGGGGTTCGCCGGGACCGTGGACAAGACCGCCACGGCCGCAAGCCAGGTCGCGGCGCTGTTCGGCACGGCGACGCCCGCGAGCTTCATCGTCTCGGGTCAGTCGGTTTCGTGGGCAGGCACACCTGGCGACTGGGGCCTGCGCCGCATGGTGCTGCATTACGCCCATCTCTGCGCGGCGGCGGGCGGGGTCGACGCATTCCTGATCGGCACCGAGATGCCGGGGCTGACGACGATCCGCTCGGGCGCCAGCACCTATCCGGCGGTGCTGGCCTACCGGGACCTCCTCGCGGATGTGCGCTCGATCCTCGGGTCCGGGACGAAGATCGGCTATGCGGCGGACTGGTCGGAGTATTTCGGGCACCAGCCGGACGATGGCAGCGGCGACGTGTTCTTCCATCTCGATCCGCTCTGGGCCGATCCGGAGATCGATTTCGTCGGGATCGACAATTACATGCCGCTGTCGGATTGGCGCGACGGGTTCGAGCATGCAGACGCGGCCGAGGGCTGGCCCGCGATCCATGACCGAGCCTATCTGCAGGGGAACATCGCGGGCGGCGAAGGTTTCGACTGGTTCTATGCCAGCGCCGCAGATCGGTCGGCGCAGGTCCGGACGCCCATCACCGATGGCGCCGCCGGCAAGCCATGGGTCTTCCGCTACAAGGATCTGCGCGCCTGGTGGTCGAACGCGCACTACGACCGTCCGGGCGGGGTGGAGAGCGGGACGCCGACCGCGTGGGTACCCGAGTCCAAGGCGATCTGGTTCACCGAGCTCGGCTGCCCGGCCATCGACCGGGGCACCAACCAGCCGAACGTATTCTTCGACCCGAAGTCCTCGGAGAGCTTCACGCCGCATTTCTCGCGGGGCTGGCGCGATGACGCCATCCAGCGCGCGTATCTCGAGGCGACATATCTCTGGTGGGGCGATGCCGCGAACAACCCGCTGTCCTCGGTCTACGGCGGCCGGATGGTGCATGTGCCGGAATGCGCCGCCTGGACCTGGGACGCGCGGCCCTATCCGTTCTTTCCGGCGCTGACCGACGTCTGGACGGACGGCGCGAACTGGCGGCTCGGGCACTGGCTGACCGGGCGGCTCGGCGCGGTGTCGCTGGCAGCGCTGGTCCGCCACCTCTGCCTGCGCGCCGGGCTGCCGGAAGCCAGTATCGATGTCACAGGGCTCTGGGGCGCGGTCGAGGGCTACGCCATCACGGCGCTGGAAAGCCCGCGCGCCTCGATCACGACGCTGTCGCGGCATTTCGGCTTCGATGCCGTCGAGACCGAGGGGGTGATCCGCTTCGTCATGCGCGGCCGGGCCTCCGTCGCCACCCTGGCGACCGACGATCTGGTCGCGGCCCGCGAGGGCGACGTGCTGGAGCTGACGCGCGGCCAGGAGACGGAACTGCCGCAGGCGCTGAAATGGCAGGTCGCGCGCGCGGACGAGGATTACGACGCGGCCCTCGTCGAGGCGCGGCGCATCACCGTGGACACGACCCGGATCGCGTCCGAGTCCTTTCCAATGGCGGTGCCGCCCGAGGAGGCCGAGAGGCGCTGCCGCCGCGCGCTGATGGAGGCGTGGGTGGGGCGCGAGACGGCGGCGTTCCGACTGCCGCCCTCGCGGCTCGCGCTCGATCCGGCCGACGCGATCCGGCTGGAGCATGACGGGCGGCTGGTCGATCTGCGGCTCGTCTCCATCGCCGACGCCGAGGCGCGCGGCATCGAGGCGGTCCGCCAGGACCGCGCGACCTACGATCTGCCGCCCGGCGATCCCCGCGCGGCGTCGCTGACGCGGGCCGTGGTGTTCGGCGCGCCGGATGCGCTGCTGATGGACCTGCCGCAGCTGACCGAGGACCAGCCTGCGCATCGGCCGTTTGTCGCGGCGCATGCCGCGCCGTGGCCCGGCGAGATGGCGGTGTTCCGCAGCCCCTCGACCGATGGCTTCGAGCTGCTGACCACCTTCGGCAGCCGCGCCCGGATCGGGGCGCTGGTCTCGGACCTCTACGCGGGCCCCACGTCGCGCTTCGATCTCGGCAATGCGCTGGTGGTCGATCTGCTGACCGGCACGCTGGAAAGCGTCACGGACCTGACGCTGTTCGGCGGGGCGAACGCGCTCGCCATCGAGAGCGCGCCGGGCGTCTGGGAGATCGTGCAGGCGGGTGCGGCGGAGCTTCTCGCGCCCGGCCGGTATCGCCTGACCCGACTCCTCCGCGGCCAGCGCGGCACGGAAGGCGCGATGGGCAATCCGGCGCCTGCGGGCGCGCGGGTGGTGGTGCTCGACGACAGCCTCGCGTCCCTGCCGATCGCCGAGGCCGATCTCGGCATCCCGTGGAACTGGCGCATCGGTCCGGCGAGCCGCCCCGTCAGCGACGAGACTTACGTCGCGCAGTCCTTCGCGTCCGAGGGCGTTGGGCTGCGGCCGTTCTCGGTCGCCCATGTCGAGCAGCCGTGGCGCAGGCCGCGCACGCCCGGCGATCTGACGATCCGCTGGACGCGCCGGTCCCGAGCTCTCGCGGCCGACAGCTGGGGCGGACTCGAGGTGCCTCTCGGCGAGGAACTGGAGGCCTACGAGATCGAGATCCTCGACGGCGCCACCGTGAAGCGGGTGCTGAGCACCGCCACCACCAGCGCGGTCTACACCGCGACCGACCAGACCGCCGACTGGGGTACTCCGCTCGGCCCCGGCGACAACCTCACCGTCCGCATCTACCAGCTCTCCGCCCTCGTCGGGCGGGGCGCACCCAAGACCGTCACGCTCCTGTTCTGAGGCGATCCCATGTCCGACGCCACGACCCATCTCCTGCTGCCCTACATCCTCGCGGCGCAGGCCCAGAAGCACGTCACCCACAACGAGGCGCTGCGGATCCTCGACGGGCTCGTGCAGCTCTCTGTTATCGATCGGGACCTGACCGCGCCGCCCGCCAGCCCCGCCGATGGCGACCGCTACATCGTCGCCTCAGGCGCGACGGGCGACTGGGCGGGCTGGGACCTGAACGTCGCGCTCCGGACCGACGGCGCCTGGCTGCGACTTCCGGCGCGCACCGGCTGGCGGGCGTGGGTCGAGGACGAGGGCCTGCTGCTGGTCTACGATGGCGCGGGCTGGGTCGGGACCACGCCTGCGGCGCTACAGAACATGGCACTGCTCGGGATCGGCACCACGGCCGACGCCTCGAACCCGTTCTCGGCCAAGCTGAACGCCGCGCTCTGGACCGCCAGGACCGTGGCGGAGGGCGGGACCGGCGATCTGTTCTACACCATGAACAAGGAGGCGGCCGGCGACGATCTCGGTTTGACCCTCCAGACCGGCTTCGTGACCAAGGCGCTGGTGGGGCTGTTCGGGTCGGACCGCTTCCGGCTCGCGGTCTCGGCCGACGGCAGCACCTTCTTCGATGGGCTGAGCGTCGACAACGCCAACGGCATCGTCGATCAGCCCCGGCTGCCGCGGTTCAAGGCTTACACGAACTACGACAATTACGTCGGGGTCGGGACGTGGACGAAGATCGGGCTGAACAACACCGACTACAACGACCAGGGGGCCTTCGACGCCGCGAACAACCACTTCGTGGCGCCGGTCGACGGCACCTACCTCTTCGGCGCGACGCTGCTCTACAAGATCAACGCCAGCGCCACGGCCCGCATGCGCGGGCGGCTCGTCCTGAACGGCACGACCGAAATCCGCGGCTCCCTCGGCGAAATCTCCGCCACCCACGTCTCGCTCGCCACCGCGATCTGGCTGCAGACCATGGTGCCCCTCACCGCGGGCGATACCGTCGAGCTGCAGGGGTATTTCCGGGTCGCGGACGGCTACTTCGCCGCCGATCACACGTCCTTCTGGGGCTGCAAGGTCGGCTGAGCGGCGGAAGGAGGATCCGATGAACCCACCCCGATCCGAGGGCTTCGTGCGCATGCCCGACGCCGAGTTCGAGGCGATCTTGACCCGGGCGGCGGAGGAAGGCGCCAAGCGTGCGCTGGCCGATGTCGGCCTCGACGGCGACGAGGCCGCGCTCGACATCCGCGACCTGCGATCCTTGCTCGACTGCATCAGGCTGGTGCGCCGCACCGCGATGCAGACGGCCGTCCGCATGATCACCACTGGCGTCATGCTGGCGCTGCTCGCAGGCATAGCCATCAAGCTGAAGATCTTCGGCGGCGGGCCGTAGCCGCGCCCCATCCCCATTCATCAGCCCGCAATGACCCGCCCTCGTGGCGGGGTGAGCCGTGGTCTGCCTGAAAGGCAGACGAGAAGGTCCAGTGGACCTTCCCGAACGGCGAACCAACCGAGCCCTGCGAGGGGCCGGAAACTCGTTTTCGGAGGACCCCATGACGACCACCTTCCACCGCCATTGGCGCGATGTGCCTGCGGGCACCTGGCGCTGGCCGAATTTCAGCCCGGCCGAAATCGCCTGCCGAGGCACCGGCAAGCTGCTAATCAACGAACCCGCGCTCGACAAGCTGCAGGCGCTGCGCGACCGGCTGGGCAAGCCGCTGATCGTCCGTTCGGCCTATCGCAGCCCAGAGCACAACCGCACCGTCGGCGGCGCGACCCGCTCCAAGCACCTCGACGGCGCCGCCTTCGATATCGCCATGGCGAACCACGACCCGGTGGCGTTCGAGGCCGCGGCGCGCGAGGTCG